CCACTTTTTCTACAGGCCATTTTAATACTTCTCGAGCAGTAGCACCTTCCCCTCCACCAATAATCATAACACGCTTACAATTGCGTAGATAAGTTGCAGATGCCATTACAGGATGCACAAGAGATTCATGATAAATCTTTTCATCTGCTTCACAACTTTGAACTGCATTATCCATATAACAAGTAATACCCCAGTTTTCACGATCTACCATTTCTAAAACAGTACCACGTGAAGTTGTAACACTGTCTAGCATTTTAGTGTGCGTCCAACAATGCTTGACACCAAATTCAGGCCAAGTATCCTCGGTGTATTCTTTCCACTCATTTGCATTGTTTGCATTATTTGCATTGTTTGCATTGTTTGCATTGTTTTCCATTTTACTGTCTTTTATTATAAAAGCGTACTTAAGTTCATTTACCAGATGAACCAAATCCATCCTGACCGCGTACAGTATTTGGCAGAGCATCTACTACACGTACATGACGAATCCAGCCCATATCAGGTGCAACAATTTGAAATAGACGGTCACCATATTGAACCTTCGTTTCACCCGTCATAGACCAAACAGGTGCTTTGAGTTCTCCACGATAACTCTTATCAATTACACCAACTGAATTTGCCATCATAAGTCCCGTTTTATAAATAGATGATCGTGGAACAAGCCAGAAATGACTATCCGTCTTCAAATATTCATCTGATTGTCCATTCGGCATTGCTTCTACTTTAACAAGACGTACCGTGATTTCAAAAGGGATAAAAGTAGTAGTTGTACCAACAAAAGTATCCTCAGAACAGTGCAGGTCAAATCCTGCATTATCATCTGAACGATTATACAAAGCCAAAGGATAAAATTGCTTTTCCTTACCAAGATTTAGAATTTCCAATTCGTACCACGTATTCATACTCATTATGAGTTAAATGTTATATTTCTTTAAATCTTTAAATTACAAACGTAAATACAGACTATCGGCTTTCGTTAGCGTCAATCGCTCTTTTAGAGCAGTTATTTTCTCTATTTGATAAACATGATCACTGTAAATAGCCATACTTAACCATTCATCCAGAATATTTCCAATTTTTAAGAGAGAACGCATAAGATTTCCTTCAAACATTTCATACTCCTGACATATAACAGATAATTGTTCACCATTTATCCAACGCGATACAGGCTCCACCATTTCTGTTGAAATTATCCAATATGTATCATTCCTATCCAGCTTATAAAAAGTATCTGCCATCTTTTCTATTTTCAATAATGCATCATACGCTTCTTGTGAAATATTTAATTCGCTAATAGGAATAGTTTCTTTATTTTCATGAAAACATGCAAGTACAGTAATTAAATCATTTTCTGATAATGCACGAAGCAGACATGTATGATACAGAGTAGACATCAATATGGGATGCCCTTCATTTATTTCTGTAGCTAAAACACCTTTTATGGTTAAATGATCTTTCATTAACATATATGGATCGTTACTTGTAAGAAATTCGGTCTGATATAAAAAATCAACATGCTGTCTAACAATTGATTCATAATCTTCTAGGACTGTAATTTGCTCCTGAAAATACGTAGAGTGTTTTTCTAACTGTTGATAATCTAGAAAATCATTCCAGGCCTTATTCCATTTAGGACCCACTTGTTTATTTTTAAGTGATGTCAATTCTCGCTGTATTTCTTTTTTATTTGCATGAGTTTTCATTCGCTGCTCTAATGAAAAACGTTTTGCACATTCTTCATGATATTCTCCTTTCTGCATTCTATTACGACAGTCCTGTAGCTCATCTGTCTTCTCTTTGATTTCTTGTAGACGTTGTTGAAACCAATAACTCTGTTTCATAATCTCTAACCATTTCATCGGCTCTGTAGATGCCTGAATCGTCTTTAAAATAAAATCATAATGAAATGTCATCTTACTTGTAATGGGTGGTCGGCTACCTTTCATCATATTAAACATTTCATGAGATTCTAATGGCTCGCGATCAGGAAGATAAATCACTATACCCTTGTCATCTTTTCCACGACGCCCTGCACGCCCTGCCATTTGAATATATTCATCATTTCTCAGAATCCGCATATCATACAGTGTTTCATCATACTTTTTAAATCCCGCAAATAGCACAGTCTTTGTTGGCATATTTAGACCCACCGCAAATGTTTCTGTACAGAACAGAAGTTTAATGAATCCTTTGGAGAATAAGATTTCAACTATTTCCTTAAGTAGCGGCAAAAGACCACTATGATGATAAGCAATTCCTCTACATAGAAGATTGTATATTTTATGATATTGTGGATTTATTTCAAGTGTAGGTAAATAACGATGCAAATGAAAAGTAATAATATGTTTTACTGCTGCAGTTTCATGTGATGTCAAGAGATCTTTTTCTACTTTCCCTGCATAGGATTCGCAGAGTTTGCGACTGAGTACGAAACAGATTGCAGGAAGTAGCTCTTTCCTTTCCAGCATCAAAATGGTTTGATTTAACTGATATACGAAACTGTCCATGTGGATTTTCTTTCCATCCTTTTTTCCATCCTTGATTTCCAACTTCTGTTTATATTCTGCATCTTTCTTATCCTTTCTGGCTCTTAACCAATCTGTATATACTTTTGAATGATATACTTCTTTGGCATCCATCAACGTAACCAATTCATATTCTTCTGTTTTCTCATCGACTTTAACCAAATGATGTGAAAGAGGTACAATTCTGTAATGCGTCTCAATTAAATGCACGGGCTTCTGTTTAAGATTACCCAACCATTCTCCTACATATTCTGGATGGTCCAGTGTAGCAGATAACATAACCATATTAATTTCTTTTGGTAATAAAATCATAGTTTCCTCCCAAATCATCCCACGATCTTTATCATTCATGTAATGGCATTCATCAAAAATAACGGCATCTACCCCATCTAATGAAATTGCGGCAGTAATTCCCAGATTTTCTGTAGTACTCCCTTTCTTATATAATAAGTTTCTCAGAATCTCTGTGGTCATTATAACAATCTGTGCATCTGGACAGAATTTGATATCTCCTGTCATAATTCCAACAGTAGCATCTGGATATTGATGCTTCAAATCATAGAATTTCTGATTTGACAGAGATTTGATTGGCGTGGTATAAAATATACGTTTCCCCTTCTTTAACGAGTGATATATTTGATATTCTCCTACAAGTGTTTTCCCGGAGCCAGTTGGAAGACAGGCAAGAACACATTCATTATCAGCAATAGCATGTAATGCATGTTTTTGAAATGAATCAAGTGGAAAAGAATATGGATGCTCTGGAACATCTACTGGTTTAGTAATATCAACTTTAATAAGATAACTCATCTTCAATAAATTATAGTGTAGATATTTTAAGTTATTATATTATAACTTATATAATAACTTAAAATCCAAAAACATAATCTATTAAAATGAAAACAGCTGTTGTCACTTTAACAGATCAAGGATATTTCCATAAAGCCAAAAGAACAATTCTCGATATTCGTTCAAGAGGTGAATGGACTGGTGATCTTGTTCTTATTACTGTTGGATTTGATGCACCCCCTAATTTTCTAGATTATTACCGAATTATTGGTAAACGCGTAGAGCATATCAATACATCTCAAGTAATTGAAGCATATAAAACACATCCTATTCGTCCTACATGTGATAATCGTGAATTTGCAAAACTAACACAATGGGATAAGTTTCATGTTTTCAATCCATTTTTTGCATACTGGGATCGTGTCATTTTTATTGACGCGGGTCTTCGTATTCTAGATCGAATTCAATACTTGGCTGAACTTCCATGCGAGGGAGTAATTATGGCACCAGATGATGCACCTTTATACGATACAGAGAAACGATTTGGCGGTATTATTGAAACAGACCGAAATCCAGAAGTCGCCAATGCATTATTTGAAGAATATGGCCGACATATTCTTGACTTGCGATATTTTTTGAATTGTATCTGGATGTATGATACTGCACTTCTTAAAACAATTTCAATTGAAGAACTGGTAGATACAATGAATAAATATCCAATCTGTCGCTGCAATGAAATGACAATCATGAATCTCGTATTTACATATAAATATAAAGTCTGGCAGCCATTCCCAGAATTTATTACTGATAGTAAAAATGTTCGTAAGCGTCTATTTGGTTGGACAGAATGGGATCGCGATTATGGACATACTACTTGGCGTGATTTTTGTTTCTTGAAATACCCTAGCACTATAAATTTTGATAGTGAATAAATTACATTCGAATCCATTCATCTTCATAAATATCATCATATGGATAAGGCCCCGCTGGACCAAACCATTTTGCAGGTACAATGACTTTTTTAGTATTAGCTAAATAGGCACACCACCAAATAAATGTTGAATTAGACATAATAAAATAATGAAACTGTTGTAGCAGAGCAAATGTATTTATATCATTTTCTTCTAGAATAATATGAGGATATTTAATATCCATATTTTTCCAGAATTCATTATCATCGCCACATAATACTATAAATGGATGCGCTACTGATTCTGCCATTTTTTCTAATGCATCTATATAATATTTATGTGTAAGTGGTCCATGTAGATCACTATATATTACATAATCGGTCTGTCTAGAATGCATAACAACAATATGGTCTTTATTTGATAAGAGATAATGATATTTATCTTGAAGCTCTTCTGATACATTCAACCTAAATGACTGTTTCACTTCTTCTTTTAGATGATATTTAGATGATTGTAAATATCCATTTAAATATAATCCCTCTTGAGTAAGTGGAATTTCTTTATACATCGTTGGTAGGTCTTCGCACCATTGATTTAAAGGTGGCAATGATTCTACCAGAAATGGTTTTAAACTTTTTAAGAGTGTATTCCAATAAAGTGGGCGATTTCCATTATCTTTTTTATGTAATAATTGAAGTTGTGCTTTGTTCTTTCTTGCATAAGAGTATGCTGCTGCAATTTGAAAGAGTTGATTTCCTAATCCACCCATTATATTTACAGATACAACTGGTTTAACAGGATCTACAGATTCTGTGGATTCTGTGGATTCTGTGGATTCTGTAGAAGTATCAAATTTATCATTAAATCTTGCTTGTATTCCATGTAGAAATAGTTGTATACTAACACGGTTAGTTCCAAACTGTTTAGTCCATTCATAACCCTGTTGCTGTTTTTTAAGAGCTTCATCTGGATGTGCTTTATAATATTCCATTTTTGATACTAAATCCTCTTTAGATGCTACATAGATAACAGCTCCATCTGTATAATCTTCTGCTAATTTATTTTCACATAGAACGATGCAACCATATGCAAGCCCTTCAAAAATCCGTTGTGATAAATGCCCTGTTCTAATATTGTCATCACTTTGAAAACCAAATGCAAATATGGATGATAAATAAATTGCACGACGCTCATTATAACTCAAATAGTTATCCCAAATCACACGGTGATAAAATCCTGTAAACTGTGGGACTGCTATCATCCAATCCATTTTATATCCACCACCCATAAAGCAATAATCACGTTGGTTAACCCGTGGATAATTACCAATTGCATCTGGAGAATCACTTGCTCTTAAGAGAAGAGGAACAAATTCAGGATGCGTCATATAATCATAATCTTCGATTTCATTCTGTTTTGTATGAAGATGCAGATAGTTTTCTCCAGTGCGAATCATTTTGTTAAAAGGCCTAAATGTAAAATCACGCCAATACCAGCAAATATACACAGTGTCTGGGCATAGTACATTAATTTGTTCATATAATTCACTGTTATTTTTATAGTGACCTGCTTCATCGTGTAAAAACATAATTCCTCCATTTTCTAAATCGTCTAAGCTAGTTACTGTTTTAATTCTGCATTGATAATCAATGAATCCTGCCGCTAATTCTTCAAATACTTGTTTCATAACAGGCAATGGATGAAGTTGAGGTAGCCATAGAATTTGAATAAGACATTTCATTTAGTATATAAATGGGGTTTATCTTTAGATTATTCATCAAAATAATAATTTGCATTATCAAAGACAAATCCTCGATGAGGAATTTGATTAAAACAATGTATTTCTGGTGTTGAACGTGTGTTTTTTATAGTAGATGCTAAAACAGAACCACCTGATAATAACGACACATATACTTTACATGAATATAGAATATCACAGTAATCATATATTGATTTTACTTCTATTACATTTGTATAAAAATCAGGCATTTCACAATTTGCAATATGTTTAAATACTACTTTTTTTCTATCATGATTAGGATATTTTTCAAATATTTTTGTAAAGGATTTATAAATATATTCATCTGTATATGATGATGAAATTGATGTAATATCATAAATTATAGTATTTTCAAGAGAATCTATTTTCTTAGGAGAATAGTAAATAATTGGATATGAATATGAACCATTTTCTAAATAATGAGATAGTTCTATATTTTTTATGAATGAATCAGTTATCCATTTTAATGGAATACATGCACCTGCATTAGGAGGCTTATCTATTTTTCCATTTACATATGGATTTAATCCCCACACAAGATCATATATTTCATTATTTCTACATTCATTTTCAATTGAAATATATACTTCATATCCTTTTTCTGAATATAGTTTTGGTAAAGTTGTATATTGTAAATTATCTCCTAACCCTCCCCATGGCTGAGAGATTATAATTACTTTATTCCATAAATCAGAATTAAAATCATACGCAACAGGGAAATTTTCTAACATTTTTACAGTTTTATCCAAACATATCATCATATCTACAGTAATATTATCTATAGTACAATCATAACATTTTGACAACTGATTATTAGTTCCACGAATAATACTACTATGAACTCCAATATGCTGTACAATAGATGGTTTTGTTAAATAAATTGTAATATTATTATCATTACATGCATTTGATAATTTCCAATCAAATGTAAAATCATAGATATTATCTTTTGCAATTTCATAAAAGGTTTGCTTATTACATGTAAAATTAATACCACCAAATGATAATAAATGGGCATAATCAGGATAATCAAATGTTACTTTATGAAATTCATCCGCACAACGAAATCCTGATAGAATAAACCGAGGGTCTTCAATTTTCCTTAACATTGTAAATAAAATCTGAAGCCAATTTATTGCGAACATTGCATCTGAGTCAGAATTCATTACATATTTCGTACCTAACTGAAATAATATATCAAATCCATAACGAATTGTAAAAGGAAATGCAGAACCTGGTAATATTGTATATGAATCCTGTGATACAAGATTTATCTTATTAATGAATATTTTAATAATTGGGATATTTAATTTAAATTCCCTAATAAGTTGTTGGGTTATTTCTTCAGAACCATCATCAAAAATTAGAAGAATAATTGATTCTGTAATGTCTGAAAGAGATAATGAGTAAAATACATACTTCAAATATTCTGGACGATTGAATGTTGGAATAACAATACCAAGTGAATGATTACTGATAAGATTTTCATTTTCAATAATTATTTCATTTATTAATCCTGGATGACATATAGAATAAATCAGTTCATTTATTTTGCTCATTTATTCTTATTAGTTAAATATATAAATGTATTTAAATTGTAGAATTAGTTCATTTAGTTAAATTATTTTTGAGAATCTCCTTTAAAAACACGATAACTATCTGAATCATAATGTGTAGTAGATACTTCAACTATAATACCTTCTTCTCTACAAATTAATTGATGTGGTTGTCCTATTTTATTTGTAATAACATCTCCTACTTCTAGCGTCTGTTCATGAATATCCGCTGTTTTGGTATCTATATATTTAAAAATGAATGTTCCAGATTGAACATACCATGTTTCTTGTTTCAACATATGATAATGCATACTAAACATTGCATCTTTATTAAATTGTAATAATTTTCCACAATATTTATCATTGTTTGCAAAAATTGTTTCACATCCCCAACCTTTTTCTACTTTATCTACTTTCTGTTTCTGTTGTGTATGTGAAAAGAATTGGTCTGAATGACAACATTTATCATCAACATATAAATCATATGATGGCTTATTCATCTGTAAATGATGATATTTACAACCCCATTCTGCCAATTGTTTGTATGTAAGTTCAGTATAATCAACTTTTGATAGCGCGCCTCGTGCAGTCCAATAAGTAATTGTTTTACCATTATCATATAATTGATTAATTTCTGCAATCCGTTCATATAATGGTAATGCCTTCTCATATTTATCTTGGCCATGCAATGGTGTTGTACAGATTGTATTATCAATGTCAATATAAAGATTCATTATGGGTTACATTATACATTGTAATGAGTGTTTATATTGTATTAGGAGACATTATACTAGATCATAATATTCAAGGAACAAGTACAAAAATAGCAAATGAAGCTCCAATTCCTGTTATTCTTAGTAATAGTGAATCATATCGTGTAGGTGGATGCGGTAATGTAGCCATGAATATGTTAGCACTAGGTGCTAAGAAAATACACCTTTTTAGCAAAGTAGGGGATTGTTCTAATCAAAAAATACTGCGAAATTTATTACCTTATCAGATTGAAAAACATTTTACAACAAGTTATATTAGTCCTACTACTACTAAACATCGTATATATAGTGATAAAAAACTAATGTGTAGATATGATGATGAATTCTATACAGATACTAATTGCCAAGATGAAAATCATATTGTATTGTCGATTAAAAATATTTTTGAATCAACTGTAATTGAAGCCGTTGTTTTCTCTGATTATAATAAAGGTTTTTTAACAGAATCATTATGCCAACGAGTAATACAAATATGTAATGAGTATAATGTATGTACTATAGTAGACCCAAAAGTAAATTATAAAAAATATATAAATTGTACTATTATTAAACCAAATCGCAATGAATTAAAACAGATATTTAACATTGACCTTAAATGTGTATCATTACATGATGCTCATCGTCAATTACATGAACTTACTCATTGTACTATTTCAGTTATTACTTTGGCTGAGAAAGGAATAAGTGCTTATGCAAATGGGCAACATTATACATATCAAGAGGATGTAAAAGAAGTGATTGATGTAACTGGTGCAGGTGACATTGTATGTAGTGTTCTTGTATTACATCGAACTCTAGATATGGATACTGTATTACGATATGCTAGTTATTATGCATCTGTTTCAATAAGCCATATTGGAGCGTATGTTATTACTCCTACAGATATTCAGAAATTACATACAACACTTTCAAAACAAATTAAAGATGATAAAGTTGTATTTACAAATGGATGTTTTGATATATTGCATGTAGGGCATATAAAGCTCTTTGAATTCTGTCGCTCACTTGGAGCAACTGTTATTGTTGGTCTTAATACAGATGCATCTATTAAACGCTTAAAAGGTCCAACCCGTCCTATTAATTCATTAGAGGATCGTATTAAAATGTTACAGTCTATTTCATATATTACTAAAATCGTTCCATTTGATGAGGATACACCAATAACATTATTAGAATATATTAAACCTGATTATCTTGTAAAAGGTGGTGATTATACAAAAGAATCTGTTATTGGTAGGGAACATGCAGGAGAAGTCGTTATTTTTAATTATATTGATGGAAAATCTACTACAAATCTTATTAAACAATGCAAATTAATATAATTTATACAGAACATACCGCCATAAAACTATTATTAAGATCAACTCCACTTACAAATATATTTTGACATCCATTATCTTCTAAAAATGTCTTAATAATTTCGGGAGTAAAACAATGCAAATGCTTTCTATTATGCCATGGTCTCCAATACTTTTGAGAAATATCAGGGAGATATAAAAACAATACACCACCTTTCTTTATACAAGATATCCAGTAGAATAATGTAGCTACCCAATTATCTACATGTTCTAAACAATGACTTGAAAATATATAATCTACATTTTGTTGTGGTAAATTCATAGCATGAAATTCATCATTTAATGAAGAATCAATTCCAATTGCTCCTGGAAATTTCCATTCTTCTTTGCAGAATCCAATATCATATCCAATACCTTTACAAAAAAATAATGCATATGGTAATGCAAATTGTGCTGCATTTCCTTGCACCTGAAATGAAGGATATATTTTATCCTTATAAATAATAGTATTCATTATATAATAGATTATATAAACAATCTTTATATATTATCCAAAATGATACGTTGCATTATTAAATGTAAATATATTACATTTATAATAATGAAAACAATGTATTTCGGGTGTTGCATTATGTTGTTTTATTGCTGAAGCTAAAACAGAACCACCTGATAATAACGACACATATACTTTACATGAATATAGAATATCACAGTAATCATATATTGAATTTATTTCTATTATATTTGTATTAAAATCAGGCGTTTCACGGTTTGAAATATATTTAAATACGACTTTCTTTCTATCATGGTTAGGATATTTTTCAAATATTTTTGTAAAGGATCTATGAATATATTCATCGGAATATATTGATGAAATTGATGTAATATCATAAATTATAGTATTTTCAAGAGAGTCTAGTTTCTTAGGAGAATAGTAAATAATCGGATAAATCTCAGTACCATTCGATAAATCATGTGAACGTTCAATATTTGTAATATATTGTTCGGTTACAAATTGTAATGGAATACATTCTCCTGCATTAGGAGGCTCATCTATTTCTCCTTTTATATATGGATTTAATTTCCATACAAGATCATATATTTCTGGATTACGACATACATTTCCTTTAGATATATATACTTCATATCCTAATTCTGAATACAGTTTAGGTAATGTACTAAATTGTAAATTATCCCCTAAACCTCCCCATGGTTGTGAAATAATAATCTTATTCATTAATATGAATAATAATATATCTTTAAATCAATATTATATTAATTTAAAGAATATATAATAATTATTAACATAAATATGCAGCATATAGATGCAATATTATATATTAATCTTGAATACAGGACTGATCGTAATGACCATATTTTAGAAGAACTAGCAAAATTAGGTGATATTTCAAAAATTCATCGTATTGATGCAATTAAACATACACAAGGTGCAATTGGTTGTGGATTAAGCCATATTAAAGCACTTGAATATGCTCTGTCACATTCAGAATGGAAATCTGTACTTATTGTAGAAGATGATTTTACATGGAAAGAAAATATGGATATATCTAATATGATTAGTGCATTATATCAAACATCTGATTTTGATATGGGTTTATTATCGCATAATCCTATTGAATTAAAATATAATGATACATCTCATCCTAATATTAAAAAAATATTATTTTCACAAACAGCATCTGCTTATATTATTAAACAGCATTATATACCTGTTCTTTTAACAAATATGGGCAATGCTGTTGCAATTATGCAAGTACATGGAGTTAAGCATGAAAATTGTATTGATATTTATTGGGGGTCATTACAATCCAAAGATAATTGGTATTGTATTTATCCTGCAATTGGATACCAGTATAGTAGCTATTCAGATATCCAATGTACTGTAACAAATTATGGATGTTAATATAAAGATAATCTAACATAATTAAAGAAATGTCTTTTTACTGCTATATGCTATATACCAGTAAAAATCAGACTTATATTGGTGCAACAGTTGATGTAGACCGTCGTTTACGACAGCATAACAAGGAGATTTCAGGTGGTGCCCATGCTACTGCAATGCGTGTTGGACAAGGTCTGACATGGTCACGTACTTGTTATGTTATTCTCCCAGAATGGCGAACAGCTCTACAATTTGAATGGCGCTGGAAACAACTCGGACGTACACGATACAAACACTTGAATCCCATCGATCGCCGTCTATATTCTTTAAAATATTTACTATCTCTTGAAAAGCCAACTGAAACTGCTATACCCTATGCAATGTATCCTTTAGAACTTCGTATCATATGGGACTCAGACGAGCATAAACAGAGATATGAACAGATTATCTTATCTTAAAAGATAAGGTGGTCCCATATAACCCATAGAAGAAGGACCAGAAGATTGAAGTTGTACTAATGTACCAGGTGACATCCCAAAACCTTCAACTGACATAAACATAACTGCAACTATTATTGCAGAAATACAAACAATAAAAAATGATAATTTCATTCTATTAAGGATTAATAATAACAATTTCATCCATATCATGCAATTCGTGTTGTTCGAAAAGCATATTTGACGCCTTCTTCTCTACTCTATCTAATCTGGTTACAATCAAATCCATTTCAGATAGAGTATTGTTCATTTTTTTACACAATGCATCATGTTTTGCCTCTAAAGTTGCATATTTTGTATGTAATGTATTATTATTTGTTTCAATGCTTGAAATTTTTCGCTCTAATGTATTACACTTTTCATGTATTGCATTATCTGATAGTGTTACCCATCTGTCAAAACAGCTTGACCCGGTTGCTCCCATTTTCTTATCATATAACACGATTTTATCTTTTAAATTATTATTGTAAGTTCTACGCGTTTCATATAATATCATATAAAAACAATTATAGTATAATGTCATCGTGGGCTAATCGCCTTATTCCACGAAAACGTGATTTATCTCAGATTCCTGATCCATTTCGACCAACGATTATACCACGCATAGAACGTCGCGAAGTTGTATTATCAGAAACCTTTCAAGTTAAGGCTGAAAATGTAATTATATATCCTGATAAGTCTGAGTGGAAATCGAGCTTTCAGTCATTACCTTCATATTCTTCTAATTCTAATGCATTTTCAAGTAAACGGGTTCCAACTATTCCTGCAATTGAACTAATTCATAATGAAAAATCATATGTATTTGTAATTTTGCGAAATATCCAGAAAACAACTGATAATGATTTATGGCTTAGTGCATATCAATCCATTCGTCAATTTTATACAAATCAAATTATCATTATTGATGATAACTCAACTCTTAATACATTCAATGGAAAATTAGTAAATACAGAAATTATTCAGAGCGAATACAATGGAGCTGGTGAAATCTTACCTTACTATTACTTCTTAAAAGAGAAATGGGCAGATACTATGATATTTTTACATGACAGTATGATTATTCATCGTCTTTTTACAGAAGATGAATTAGATCATGAAGTTGTTATACATTGGCATTTTAATGAAAAAGATGCAGGTGTTATGAAAAAATCAGTTGCATTATTGTCTTATTTAACAAATTCAAAAGAAATTGAAGATTATGTTGTTAATGGAGAATGGGTTGGAGTTTTTGGCGGAACATCAATTATTGATTTATCAGTTGTAGAAATGTTAGAAGAAAAATATAAAATAAGTAATTTAGTAAATTTTATCAGAACACGAAAGCAACGCCAACTTATTGAACGAGTTTTAGGAATATTACTATGTTATGAAAAGAATGTAATATCCAATTTTGGAGATATTCATAAATATCCTAAGAATTTTGAATCAAATAATTTACAAACATCTATACATAATATATCACAGGCAAATTACAATACTGCAATTATTAAATTGTGGCGAGGACGATAGTGGCGAGGACGTTAGTGCGTTTATTTTAAGAAAAAATAGTATCTTACGGAAATAGATTTAGGTAGCTAGTATCTCACTTACTTTAGTGCAGGTTGGAGACTTTATTAAAGTCTCCAACCTGCTGGTAGCTCAGTTGGTAGAGCGGAGGATTGTAGTTGGTTGCAATAAAAGTCCTTAGGTCACTGGTTCGATTCCGGTTCAGCAGAATTATTATATTAAGATATACAATATCTTAATATAATCAATAGAATATAAAGTTATTTTAAACATTATTACATAATGTCTCTTATATCGGATAAAGATAATCTTATTCAGTCATTTCATACAGCAAATGCAACAGATGCACTAATTACATTTATTATTCCTACACTAAATCGTTCTACACTTGCTGATACTTTAATATCTCTATTATCACAAAGAAATACACAATGGAAAGCTATTATTATTTTTGATGGATGTAGCCCATCTAATCCTTATTTACTTAAATTATTAAATAATCCACAATTCTTATGTCTAACTACTCCCAGACTTGGTACAGAACAAGAAATTCATAATAGTGCTGGATTTGTACGAAATATTGGTCTACAACTCGTAGATACTCCCTGGGTAGGGTTTGTAGACGATGATGATATACTTGCTCATAACTATATAGAATCTTTAACAACAGAATTGAATACAACACCAACACTTGATGTAGTCGTATTTAAAATGATTGAACGAGGACGAATTATCCCACCACTAAATTTTAGTGAACTTGTTTGTGGACAAGTTGGAATTAGTTTTGTATATCGATCATCGCTTATCAAAGATGGTTTTATTTTTGAACAATCTAAAGAAGAGGATTATAATTTGTTAAAACAGTTTGAAAAAGCAGGTAAAAAGATTGTTCTATCTCCATTCACTACATATTTAGTACGTCATTCTCCATATGTTAGTGGAGATTCTGTTAGAATTATTATTAATTAAAAACATATGTTAATAACCCTTGCAATAGCGCAAATACGCACATAACAGCAATAATTTTAAACCAATCCTTCTTTGTCGGAATATCTATACGCGTTTCACGATCACTAAATTTTCCAATATTATAATGTATTATATTTTCAAAGAGATTTACAAATAAATATACGGTAAATGAAATGAGAATGAGATGTGCACTTGATTTGGATGAATTATACATCTTATTACATAGCATATATTTGATTTATAATTACTTCCCTCGTCGATACTTCTTCGTTCTCTGTGCAGTCATAAACTTACTACATAACTCTTTCAGAACCACTTCATTATTTTTATTATCTTCGAGCGATTTCATAAAATTAGACCATCGCTTTATCCATTTAGAATCATCTAGATTCTCATTGGTATGTGCTTCAGTATATGCTTTGAACTTATCCATTTTGCCTTCAAGAAATGCTTTCATAACAGTTGTTGCAGGCCATTGTTCTCTATCCTCTCGTTCAACTACATCTTTTACACACAACTTATTATGTCGGATTCTGCGAAGATTCTCTACAAATGCTTTAATAACTTTCTCTGGCTCTTTTGATTCTTTTGTTTCTTCTATAAATGTCTGCCATGATTGTTCTGTGATATTATTATTCTCTTCACAGAATTGTTTGTAGAGATGCTCCTGACCTGACTGAATCACTTCATTGATTTGTTTCGTTTTCCATTGTTTTGGGATTACTTCTTTCCTTTCTATGATTTCTTTTATTTCTTCTGGAACTTCTCTAGGTACGATTATTTCATTGAGAGGTTTGTATTCTAATGGAACTACTCCTTCTACCTGAGGGTTCTCTACTTTTACTCTCGCTTCTACTTTAGAGGATCTGGCAGAAATTTGTTTAGTATCAAGAAAGATAGATAGTTCTGTGAACTGTGTGGAGATACATTCTGCAATCCGAATTAAATCTTCATAACTCTGAGTTTTTTTTAATAAATTACAGTGACCACAGCAAGGTCTGCAGTTTTCTTTCAAATATCCAATCGCATTGTTAAAACGATCAATTCCTGTTGAGCCATCTAATCCACAGAGATAGCATGGACTTGCAACAATTTCTGTAAAGTCTTCTTCTGACAATGTAAATTTGATATTTCTGGTATTTGCACTTTTAGCATATGTTTTATAGTTTGCATTTGTTTTGGATACATACGTCTTCCATTTTTCAATAAGGTCTTGAGAGATAGGATTAGCCGTTCTAAGAAATTGATGAATTGCATATAACTTATCAATAAATTCTTGTGGATGCTGAGAGCCCTTCATAATATTGCATGTTTCGCAACAAGGAACTACATTATCTTCTTGGTATCCCTGATTATTATTGAGACGATCAATGCCATTTACTTCACCCTCTTTTTTATCGGCGCAATAGAAACAGGGTTGAAGAATAAGCTCAATAAATCTAGTTTTGGGTAGCGCAAAGTTAATACCGCGTTTCTGTGCACCTTTCACATAATGATTCCAAATCACATGCTTATTCGTAAAAGCTTCTACTTTGTAATTGCGTTCTCTAACAGATCTTGCACTCTCATGTTTCAATAATTTTTCATAACAGGGAACACAACGTCTCAGATCTTTATCATGTTTTCCTTTGGCTCTTAGCACTTGTGGACTTGTAAAGGCAGAGCCACTTGTATCGGCAGATACAAAGTTGATCGGTTCGCTTTTAGCGAAAGATCTCCCACAATCCAGACAGAGATTTGTATCTTGTCGCTTCTTATCATTTCGCTTTCTGTCTGTAATCCTGGTCTTATGAAGACAATGTGTGCATTTTACTTGATGATCCTCTAAAACAGTATAGCATCCGCGAGCAATGTCACAATATCTAATTTGTTCTTTCTCAGCTTTATCTTGAATAGCTTGGCGTTTATGTTTAGAGCAATAGACTTCTTCTGTTAGACTTTTAAGTAAAGGTCTGTTGCATTGTTGCCCTTTCTTATCCCCTTGTTGAATAAGAGCTTGGCATTGAGACTGAGACATTCTGTATATGCCGTAGAAGATAAAATGTATGGTTGGTTGCGCGTTTGGAATTATAAACGTGTTCGTCGACTAGTTACTCTTTTACCATTCTTTTTAGGTAGTTTTCTATACGTATTTTCATTAATAACAAATGTTGTATTATTATGAAAAAGAGGATGCATTATACGTCCCTTATTACATCGTGTATTATATGTAGTATGCATATTCATATTTTGTAGTACATTATTTGTTAATTTATGCGGTTCATATAATTTATAATGATTATTTACATAATTTATATTATCTCTATGTCTAATTCCTATATAAAACTCTTTATTATCTTCATCAAATAGACGATTTAATACATCAATAATAACATCCATTTCTTGCTGTATAATTGGATCATATATATGCGCATTTTTTACATAAGGTGTATTATACCCATCTCCTATTGAAAAATGTAATGAATCTGGTTTACCTGGGGATTGTTCTACTGAAATAATAGCATATGATTTAATTTTCTTACTACGACTATTTTTTCCGTTGTATATGTTTTTTCCAAAATGAATCATACCCGAGTCTTCAGGATTCAATGTAGTTAATACTAGATGAATTGTAAGATGCACAATTGATTTATTATTATTCTGTATATCTAAAATTAATGTAGATTTATGTTTTTTAGATATATACACTCTACTCTTAACTGTAAAAGAATTATTTAATCCCCTTAATTTTCGTTCATCTTCAATATATTTAATTATTTTTGGAGTTCCATATATTGCTTGACTATTATCAAATAAATGAACAAGTCTATTAATAATATCCACATTAAAATACTGTCCTAAATGTAGCTGTGATTTGAATATTGCATCTCTTTTATGTAAATGTGATGATGAATATTGTGCCATTCTACTATATATCATCAATCCAGTATTTTTCAGGTATCATATTATTAATTAAAATAAATTCATTATCTGGTTGAATTTTCTCAAAATCATTATCATTCCATCCATATAAGAGTAGTTCAAAATGCGGAAGATATCCGCATTTATTATTAGGAATACATTCATCACAATTACAACCGGATTCAATTATTAATTGAAAATAATATCGTTTATATTGAAATAACTTAATATATCCTAAATACATTGAATTATGTGAATCACATTCACGAAATGGTTTCCAGTGTTTTTCTTCAAATAATCGTCGCTCTTCAAATTCTGTATGTATCCATGGAATAAGTTCAACTTGAATATTATTACCATATTTTTTATGTATATCTTGATAATATCTTGATATTATTTTAGTACCGTATCCTATGTAAAAATCTTTAATTGTTTCATCAAACATTTCATAAAAATGAGTAATCATATAATCAAATGATTTTTTACCCTCAATTATACATTGATCCCAATCATATGGCATTTTATTTATATGTGTATATGTTTATTATAAAATATCCACATATAAAGTATAGTCGCTAAATATACAACTTTGATCCCAGCGATTTATAATAACACTTTCCATACATAACATTATTATCGAGAACCTTCGCCATAGACTTTTGACTAATCTTCAATTGTGTCATACAATCATATTTGTATATAAATTCTCTGATCAAATATTATAATTTAAACATTTATAACTATTATATATGTAATGGAACATACACCAACTGCACTTTATGGAAAGGTCTTTCGACCCTACGCATATCACGATGAATCAAAACTAATACACTATACAGATGATAATCCATCACCCACAATAATTATACTATATGATGGAATTTATCAGAAAAAATCAACACGTAGTGATATTTTTTATCCTAGTTTACGTAAATTAGGACGTATTAATGTAACAACTCGTACATTTTACAAAAGTCAACATTATAAGAATAAAATTATTCAGCAAAATGATGATAATGTTATTCTATTTAGTTATGGTAATGATCCTGAAGATCATACATATACCAAATTGCATATATTATGTAGACAGCTAGGATATACAGAAGAATTTATAACTGAAATAACAAATGTTATCATAAAAAATACATATGGTTCAAAGATACAATATATAAATGGTATTTCTTTTTAGAAATACTATTATTCACCCAAAACTCTATCCAGAAATGCAACATATATTTTAGCCTGTTCCAGCTTATCCTGAATAATAACTGCTCCAGCTTTTGATGTAGCCCATCGCTTATTCACAAGCTGTTCTGTTCTAGCATCTTTTACACCCTGTTCTTTCAGATTCTGTAGTGGATGTTTTTCTACAGTAAAGTATTCACGATATCCATCACCACGTTTTTCTTTATAATAGATAACAAACTTTGGTAAATCAGATTGTACAATTCCTTCAGGTAATGGTTTTGCATTATGTTTTCTTGACATTTTTCCTCTATTTGCAGTTTGTTCGGATTGAGTAGCAATTCTAAGATTGGCTATACGATTATCTAACTTATTACGATTAATATGATCAATTGAATCATTTCCTATACCATGACCATAATAATCTGTAAGATATTGATGAAGGTATATATTTTTTAATTCATTTTCTCTTATAATATGCGCAGAAGCATATCCATTTTGCATAATAAACCATGTAATAAGTCTACCATTTATTTCACGAATCTGTGGAAGAGTCTCCTTATCAATGATAGTATATCCACCAGGTCGGCAGAACATAAGAATACATTCATTTCCCTCTTGATCTAATGCATCATAATACCAATTAGACTCTACTCCTGCACTTTTTCCCATTCGTTGCACAATTCCATCATGACGCTCCATAATTGTAAATCCTTGAGGTACTTCAGGGATACCGGACATTGTTTTATCTATCCTCCCCATATATTATTTAGTAGTCAATTTTTAACCGCTAAATAATATGTTTTGTTTTATACATAATACATAACATAGACAACCAAACAATACGTTTAGTTGGAATAGGCGAGCATGCCTACCGTTATTCAACCTCTACAGGTCAAATAACCCTTCAAACTCTCCTGACACGTATAACAACAGATACGTTTCATTCCTTTTGAAGACCACATCTCTGTGGGGACGGACTCTATCTTAAGCCGAGTGTTACATTTCTGTAATCTCAGCCCATTACCATTGAGTCTCTGAACTGCATTCATAGCGTTTATTAAACGCCTTAGAACTTGGCTGCGGATTGTCTCTATTCGTAACCTTCTTACCATACCCACGAGTTTCCCCTTGGTGCTACAGGACAGACCTTTCGGCTCCTGAGCGGTAGTTACGACTTGATTGTGTTTGTACACAAACGGTGATGTGTCAATATCACCACGAGAGTTTCCCGCAATTTGATAATGTTGCCCATTGCAATATTGCAATTGTTGATGGACTAGCAAATCTTTTAATGATTTACTCTTAGCAGCCAATATTTTCAGTCAGTTTGAAAAACTTAAACCACCCCGTGGTTTACCCTCAATGTTTCCAAGGAGGACGGACTGTACCTTAAGCATTCTCAGATTGATTAGATCGTCATTGAATACCAATGCCTTTGCAGTCTCTGAAACGGTTCCATGGCCTATCATAGCGGCTTTAGGAACTCGTCTGCGGATTGCCCAATCCTTTGCGTTTTTACTGTATCCGAGGTCATTACCCTGGGGTACACTTATCATTTCTGATAAGCGATAGTAGCAAAGGCTGTCAGGGGTTTCCCGCAACCAGGTCATTTTGCAGTGTTTTTCAACACCACTAGCTAGTCATACTGTTTGTCCCTGCTTTGTTAAAGCAAGGCAGCTAGCTATTTGGCACAGGCGGTTTGCAAGTGCAACCGAGCACATACACATATACATGTGTACAATGCAGTTAATGCCAGACATAATACGAAGAACGTTGTAGTTAGTTGCATACACGCGAACGGTGGATGACAAGTTAACGCCAACAGCGTTGTTTGATACCGTTAACAACAGGGTAGTGTTGTCAATACGGGACAAGTTGCAAGATCCACTGGGCTGATGTTGCTCAGGCTGCAAAGCAAATGAATAAACGTTAATACCAACAGCGGGGATGTTGGTGTGGTGCTGGTAGGGCTGGACCCAGTTGAAGTAGTTGCCGTCGCGAACCTGGAAGCGGTCGTGGCCGTTGAGCTGCAACAAGGCAGTGATGGTGGGGTTCTTGCCAGCCATACCTTCAACGCGGGTGACGGAGTAACCAGACTCCAAAACGGAGCGGTCCCACCAGTCAGAGTAGTTGAAGGGCTGCTGTCCCTTCCACGGGTTGATGACGGAGTCATCGCATGAAACGTAAGAATCACGCTGGACGACCCAGACCAACTCCTTGCAAGGGTGGTTGAAGTTCAACTTCAACTTGTTGGCAGAGGAGGTGATGGACTCACCGCCAGTGAACTGCAAGACGTCGATCAAGTACTCGTGAGAGACCTGGGCGAACTTGCGGCGTTCATCAGTGTCCAGGTAGATGTAATCAACGTACAGAGAGGCAGCAGCCAAACCGCACTGGCCGACACGGTTGCGAACAGCGTGGGGGTCGGCGGAGTTGGAGTAGTCCCAGCACAAGTTGTTCAGGGAATCGAACTCCATGTTGATGCGGACCTCGTGGTACTGGAGGGCGATCAAAGGGAGAGCCAGACCAGGGTTGCGGCAAAACCAGAACTGCAACGGGATGTACAAGGTGTACATCGGGGCGCAGGAGGTGACGACCTCAGAGGTGAGGGGCTCACCGCCATAGCAATCGTTGTCGCAGGATGAGCCACCCTGGTAGAGCAAGTTGGTGAGCTCAGGGACGTTGCCAACCATCTTGGCATAGCCAGCCTGCTTGCCAGGCTCCTGGGTGAGCTCGTTCCAGATATGCATCCAGTCACCATAGTGCTTGTCGATGCGCTGGCCACCGATTTCAATCTCAACGTAGTTGATCAAGTTGTGACCAATCCAGTTCAACCAACGGAATTGAGCACCAGAGCCATCGGATACTTGCAGAGCAACCTGAGGCAGAGTGGCCTGGAGGTACATGCGATGAATCAAATCACCGTTACGCTGAATGGTGCAGGTGACTTTCTTGCCGAAGTTGGGGGCACCATTGAAGGGGTTCTCAATGGACTCCATGGCGAAGTTAGTGTGACGTCTGTACACGACTTTAAAAAATGTAATTTGGGGGTTACCTGTGAGGTAAACATCTTGCGCCCCGTAGGCAACCAACTGCATAAGCCCGCCACCGGTCATGAATTATACCTTGTATAGAGAAAAAAAATCTGAGAAAACACATTTTTTGAATAAATTTAAAAAAATGTGTCGGAGTGTTTAAAAATTGATTATATACATTCTATATTGAGAATTAAACAATATACTATATAAAATATAAATTTATATAGTATATTACTATTACAATGGCAGCAGAAGTTCAGATAGAAAAACAAAAATATGTTCGTAAAAAATGCAAGCATGGGCGACAGGCTTGTCAATGTGTAGAGTGTGGAACTGGTGTATGTATTCATAAGAAAATTAAATCAATGTGTATTGAATGTAGTAGTTCAGGAATATGTATTCACAAAAAAATTAAAAGCCAATGTGTAGAATGTAAAGGGGCTTCAATTTGCCAGCACTCTAAACGTAGGTCACGATGTATTGAATGCAATGGAGTATCTTTCTGCTCTCATAAGAAACTTAAAAGCAGATGTGCAGAATGTGGCGGGACTAGTCTATGTATCCACAAGAAACGTAAAGATAATTGCACTGAATGTGTTGAAAGTGAATGTATATGTGCTCATAAAAAACGAAAAAGCAGATGTGCGGATTGTCAAGGTACAGAGATATGCTCACATAGTAAATATAAATATAATTGTGTAGAATGCGATTCAAATAATATTTGTGAGCATAAAAAAATTAAAAGTCAATGTATCACATGCCACGGATATAGAATCTGCCAGCATAATAAAAGACGAAGTGCATGCATTATATGTACACCCGAGAGTGGGTGTCAATATTGTAAACACGTATCTGTTATTAGCTCTCGTTGGAAACCCTACTGTTTTCGTTGCTACTGTGTACTAAACCCTAATGTAAAAATTCCACGACAATTCAAACTAAAAGAACATTATGTAATGGACGCACTCAAAGAACATTATAAAGATACTTTAACTATGTCATTTGATAAAACAATTGAAGGAGGTTGTTCCAAGAAACGTCCTGACCTCTTTATTGATTTTGGTTCACATTGTCTTATTATTGAAATTGATGAAAATCAACATGTTAATTATGCATGTGAACAAGTGCGAATTATTAGATTATATGAAGATGTTAACGGGCTTACAGTTGATTCCAAAGAATCAAGCAACACAGGATTTAGAAAAGTCATCTTTCTGCGTTTTAATCCAGATGGATATACCGAAGAATCTAAAAAATATAAATCACCATTTGGATATACTCCAACAGGTATAATAAAGATTGATACAGAAGAAATGGCAAGAAGAATCCAACTACTTATCAAAAAACTAGATGAATGTCAAAAAGAGCCAGATGATATTCTAACAATTCATTATTTATTTTATGGATAAATTTATTACAGAGATCTTAATATACAATTGAGCAATAATGTAAATAATGTAAATAACATAGGATTTACCAAGTATGCTAGTTTGTACACGTATATGCAACAGTATAGAAATAAAATAGTTATCTAAAAGAATGGCAACCTTACCATCACAAGTTGCAACACATTTTATTGTAACTAATATCGGTCCAATTATATCATCTGTACTCAGCAGTGCATATTCATCGTATACTACACCTGTTCAGCATCCAACAGTTGTTCGGCAGGAAACAGATGATGAACGAGAATTAGATTTATTACAAATGGAACGTCTGCTTAAATGGATGCGCCTTATTTTTGATGATTCCCAACCAAGTTCAGAAAGAGATACCGCTTATAAAAAAGAACTATACAACATTTATGTTACAATTTGCTCAGATCATATACAATACCAACAATGGAAGAAATATAATGATAGTCTCTGGATGTTTTCTTCAATGCGAAAAAAGAATACAAAAGGACTTGCAAGGAAGATTTTAGCAGATATTAAATTATTCAAAGAAGGTTTAGAAATGTTTTCTATGTTTCAAAAAATATAAACTACAATAGAATGACAGATTCAAAATCTGAGCCTAATCTGAAATATGGTACTCTTCTTAACAACAGTTTTACTACAACATATATTGTCTTATTTGGCTACACCGCGATTACATTAATAGAAGCTCTCCGCACACCATCTGTCAATACACGTCATATCATGAATATTGAGACAACTGTTTCATTAGTAGCAGGAATTGTATATGGAACATTTATTGAGAAAATGAAACAACCTAATTTCAAATTGGAAGAGATTGTACCAACACGCTATATTGATTGGATGATTACTACACCACTTATTTTACTTGCAGTTGCTTTATTTTACAATACACGTGTAGGTTCTGTAGATTATAAATGTTTCAGCATTGTTATCATTCTTAACTGGCTTATGTTGCTATTTGGATACTTGGGTGAGCGTAAAATCATTTCACCTATGAAAGGTCTTTTAATCGGTTTTGTCTTTTTTGCATTAATGTTATTGTATATTTTTTATAATATCATTCCAAAAGGATGCTCATTAGTTGTATTTATTATTTTTGCAGTTATATGGTCTGGTTATGGTATTGCATATATGTTGGAAGAAGAAGAGAAGAATATTGCTTATAATGTATTGGATGTTACATCAAAAGCACTATTTGGTGTTGTATTATGGTTATATTTTGGTAAGGTTTTGGCTTTTTAGTTATTATATACACATCCAAATATAATTTAAAACACCTCATCTCTACCTCTCTAAGCAGTAATGAGTGTCTTCTTTAAAGTTAAGAATTCCAAGCGTAGTAACCCAGAAGCAAGAACTACATTGGACGCAATTCATAATCAACATGTTCAGCAGATGTTAGATGAGAAAAATAATGTTAACCAATATATAGAAGATTTACAGAAATTAAAATTAAAAATAAAAGGAACAACTTCAACCGTAGAGTTGTGGCGATTAGAGCGCAATGCAGAAGTACTAGATAAGAAAATCAAATCTATTGAAAATGAAACAGATATGATGGATTATTATCTTCGTACAGGTGATATCTTATACAATTATTACGATATTCAAGAACAGATTCAACAAGGAAATTACGCACATACGTCAAATAAGGCCAAACCAGGTTCTATTCTTGCGATTTTAGAAGAAGTTGCACAAGAAGAAGGATTAAAACAAGGTGAAGCAAAACCAGTTCAAAAAGCACTTCAACGAAATCAATTGCTGAATGAATATTTGCAATTAGAAGATCCAAGTATGGTCCGAAATACGATTGATGATTATGAAGATAGCTGGACAATATGTGAGAAATGCAGTTCAGAAATGATTATCTGTCTTAATGAAGCCAATATAACATGTTCTAAATGTGGATATCAAGACGCGCTATTAGTAGACACTGATAAGCCATCTTATAAAGATCCGCCACGTGAAGTCTGTTATTATGCCTATAAAAAGATTAATCATTTTAATGAATGGTTGGCGCAATTTCAAGCCAAGGAAAGTACAGAAATTCCAGATGATGTATATGATGCCATTCTGTTTCAATTGAAACGCGAGCAGATTATTAATATGAGTACACTAAAACCGACAAAGTTGCGTGAGATTTTACGTAAGATGAAATGCTCCAAATATTATGAACATATTC